ATGGATATCTAAAAAACCAATTTCAAATGTTGTGTCCTAAATGTGGATCACCATTTGTATTTGCATCTCTTGCTGAAAGGGTTGCTTGTTATGAACCAGAAGAACCCGTTACAAAGAATTATGATCAACCACAGTTTATTAAAGATACTACTATGGGCAAGGAAGTAATAGTAGAAGATGAAATTCAAAACGCTTTTAAAGATTTGTTTGAACAGGACATAGTAACAGATATGGAGGACCAATATGCCACTTGAAGTAGCAACACGAGCAGATGTTATTGACCTTCCTAGCAAAGAATTGATTGGTGTTGATAAACAGGAAGCTATTGAATTGAATCTCCCAATGTATATTGATAAAAGAGGTTGCACTAGACAATTGGATACTGGTAGATTAGTTAAAGGAACTAAACCAGCTAATCCAGGTGGACGTCAACCAATGTCCCCGGTAGAAACATACTTACGAAAAGAAATTGGATGGAAGGGCGAACAAGTATTCAAAGAGTTATTAGCTATTGCCACCTACAACATGAAAAAATCCCGTCATACAAAATCCCACCACACTACAAACGAAAGATTAGAAGCAATGAAACTATTATTGGGATATGCTTTCGGTAAACCAAAACAAATTATAGATATGACTGCTAAAGTTAAAAATCTAAATTTAAATGTATCGGTTGGATTACCTGATGATGTGAGTATAGAAGACATAAATTAGAAAGGAGTATAATCCTTGAGCCAAGTAAACATTGATCTATCGAATTTACATAGTGTTATCAATGATGCCTATTATCCATACCTGACAGATAAGAGTAGGTATTTTGTTTCGTATGGTGGAGCTGGTTCAGGCAAGAGTGTATTCATTGCTCAGAAAATGATTATCAGAATATTAGTTGGAATGAAGTCAGGTATTACTCACAAGTTTATATGTTTGAGAAAAACTATGCCTGCTGCTAGGAAATCAATTTGGGCATTACTTGAAGGCATAATTGATGAGTGGGGCATTAGAGGTATGGTAACTATTAATAAATCTGAACTTTCAATCAAGTTTACTAATAGTTCAGAGATTCTCGTTGGTGGACTCGACGATCCAGAAAAACTGAAATCAATCTATAACATAACAGGCGCCTGGTTAGAAGAAGCTAACGAGATGACCAGAGATGACTTCATGCAGGTCGATCTAAGAATAAGAGGACGAACACCATCCTATAAACAAATATGTTTGAGTTTTAATCCACTTTCAAAATTATTGTGGCTGCATAATTATTTCTTTGTTAATAAAGTAAAACACGCTTCTATTATGCACACAACTTACAAAGATAACCGATTCCTTGATGAACAGTATATAGATACATTAGAAGGATTGATTAATCAGGATCCGACTTATCATCAAATCTATACTAAAGGTGAATGGGGAGTCTTAAAGAATACAATTTACAATAACTGGGAAACAGTTGATGATTTTCCAGAGTTTGAGAAAATGAAGGACTTTTGTTTTGGATTGGACTTTGGATATGTGGATCCAAGCGTGCTGACACTCATATCTAAAAAAGAAAATGATTTATTCGTTAAACAGTTACTATATAAAAAGAAACTTACGAATAACGAATTGATTGATCAAATTAAATCTATAATCCCAAAGAAGTATTATAGAACTAAAATCATTTACTGTGATAACGCTGAACCTGCCAGAATTGATGAAATTAATAAAGCAGGGTTAATTGCTAAAAAAGCAGACAAGTCAGTTAAGGATGGTCTTGATTTCTGTAAACGTAATAAGATTAGAATAGATAAAGATTCAACAGAAGTCATACAAGAGATACAAGGATACAAATACCGAGAGAAAGATGGTGAGCCGATTGATGGTGAGCCAGTTAAATATAATGACCACACAATGGATTCATTTCGTTACGGAGCTTATACCCACTGGGGCAAACACCGTGCAAAAGCAGAATTAATATTCATTTAACGGAGACAAAAGATAATGACAGAATATTTAGCCGTATTAGATCATAGAGGTAATCAAATTAAGGTTATCGACTCTAATGAACGACAAAAAGACTGGTCAAGTGAGTGGTTGAGTATGAGAGAGCAAAATATACTCAACTCTGGTGGCACAAGAATTACAGAACCTGCACGCCAATCATATTTGGTTCAGAAATGTGTAAACATAATTTCACAAAATGCACCACAAGCTCCCCTAGAATTTTTTCAGAATAATAAAAACAATCCTAAAGATTCTGTGATGGTGCCAATGTCTGCACCTATTAACCAGTTATTCAACAATCCTAATCAGACTATGTCAAGATATGACTTCATTGCGGCAACAAGTGCGTATATGACGCTATACGGCGAGGCATTTTGGTATTTACTTCCAAGTGTGGGTCAACAGGTCGGAACTTCAAAATTACCAGCAGAAATTTGGGTTTTAGATCCAAGACTGATGAAAGAGGTCATTGACGATCAAACTGGTAAATTAATCGGATGGTTATTCAAAAATGTGGCATTAACTACAGATGAAGTAATCATTTTCAAAAATATTAATCCATACAATCAATTTAGAGGACTTTCACCGTTGGATGCAGCTGGAATTGAAATTGCATCTGACTACAAGGCGGGTGTTTATCAGGAAAAATTCTTTGATAATGGATCTGTCCCTGCCATGGTTTTGCAAACAGGCGAAGACGATACCTCAACAGTTGCAGAATTAAGAAAAATAAAGAAAATGTGGGAGCAACAACATAAAGGAAGTCAGAATGCATCGAAGATTGGAGTCCTTAGAGGGGGAATGACCCTCAAACCAATTGGTTTATCACAAATGGAGATGGATTTTATCAATTCTCGTAAAATGACACGAGATATCATACTTTCAACCTTTGGTGTGCCTAAAACCATGGCAGGGTTTACCGAAGAGGTAAATAGAGCTACTGCTATCGAACAAAAGAGATTATTCTGGGCAGAGACTGTAAAACCACAATTGATCCGTATTTCTTCTACATTAACCAACAAATTCCTTTACAAAGTTGATGTTAACCTTGTAGCCAAATTTGATTACTTACAAATTGATGAACTACAAAGAAATTTTGAGGATGAAGTCAACGTTGCGAGTAAATTATTTATGATGGGGTTTGCAAGAAATGAATTAAATGACAGATTTGCTTTGGGATTTGAACAAGATCTTGAGTTTGGAGATGTCAGATATGTTCCATTGAATATGGTCGACGTTGCAGATCCTGATCCATTTGGAAATAATAATACAAATTTACTGGCAACAACACCCGAAATTGAAAAACAAGAAATAGATCCAATTCATAATAAAATTAAAGAATTAGTGGTTAGAAACGCAAAAAAGTATGGAAAAGTAATGAATGGCCGTCTTAAAAACCACTTTTACAGTCAACGAGGTTCTATCTTCAAACTATTAGAAAAGGAAGGTAATGTTGATGATTTCTTTAAAACACAGCATCGTAAAATGAGTAAAGTTGTGTTATCTGTATTTGTTGAGTCATCAAAGGATGCATCTTCAATTGTTGCGGATTTACTTAAAATAGAAAATGTATCTGAAGTTAGTAAAGACCTGGTTTTTAGATATTTGGGTGAAACTACAGAAGTTTTTGAAAAAGTTATAGATTTAATCAAACTCAGAATTGAAGAAGGAAAAACAATTCCAGAAACAATAGATCAACTGAAACCAATTTATAATACTCTTGATCATAAGATATATAAAGTTTGTAACAAGATTAATGAACTAATGATTGAAGTTGTTGTTGCTGAACTTAAAAACAACAGAATTAATATTCAAATAGGAGAGTAAACCAATGGACAAGAAAGTTATTAAATATTTAAGCAAAGCACCTGAAAAGAAAGAAAACAGGGTGTTAAGATTTATCGGTTCAGATGAAGGAATTGATAGAGATAATGAAAAAGTTATGTCAGCAGGGTGGAAACTTAAAGAATATAAGAAGAATCCTGTGGTTATGTTGAATCATCGCCATTCTGAAATGCCAGTTGCTAAGGCAGTCAAGGTTTGGGTGGATACAAAATCTAAGAATAACCCTTTGACTTTTGATATAGAATTTCCCGAACCAGAAGTCTCATCCATTGGCGATACTCTATATAAGTTATATTCAAACGGATATATGAGTGCTACATCAGTAGGATTCAAACCAGATTATGATAAAATAGTATATGGTGACGGAATGAAGACTCCAAGGGCAATATTTAATGGACAAGAGTTGTTAGAGTTGAGTCTTGTATCAATTCCAGCTAATCCGAGAGCTCTTTTATCTCAAAAGGGTATTCAGGATGCAATTGAAGCTAAAGTAATTGATCAACTCGAATTAGATGAGTTATCATTGTTATTTGATACATTATTTGATGAAGAGGAAGAAGATGTTGATAAGGAGGTTGATGAATTAGAAGATGTGATTGATAAATTAGAAAAAGAAATCAAAGAGGATATCTCGGATGATGTGGATGATATAGAACAAACAATAAATGAACCAGTTTATTGCCATGAATGTGGCAAGAATATAAATAAAGATAATCCTGACAGTGATTATCTGACCAAGCTTTTTGATGACTTCTGTAAACCCAAAGAGGTTGATACAGAAGATGAAGATATTAGCTTAACCGATGAACTGTTAAATAAATATTTTCAAAAGGAATAATCATGGATAAACAAGAAGAATTAAAAGGAAAACTCATTGAATTGGGTTTTATGACCAGTGATACGGTCAAAGCAGAAGTGGATGCAGCTAAAGAAGCTGAAACAAAAGCTTTAGAAGAAAATGCTGTATTAAAAGCTAAAGTAGAAGCTCTTGAAAAAGCTCCTGCTAAAATAGTTACACTACCAGTTCCTGGTCGTAAGGAAACTGTAGATTTTATATATAAAGGACGTGATACCCGTAAGATGGGATCTAAATTGTCTATTAAAGACAATGATGTTAAAGAAGAAGTAGCTAAAATGTTTATCGACTTTATTGAACGGACAATTAAAGGCGAAAAAACAGCAATGAATGAAACTACAACTACTCAGGGTGGATATACAGTATTTGATCAGTATGTTTCTAATCTATTGGCGCTTGCTAGACTGCAATCTGTTGCTTTACAAGATGCAGATGTATTCCAAGTAAGTTCAGATAATATTCATTGGCCAGCAGAAGATGCGAAAGTTTCTGGAGCATGGGTTGATGAAGTAGGAGCAATTGGAGCTTCCGATCCTACATTTAGAAACCTGAACTTCGTTCCAAAGAAATATGCTGCATATTCAACAGCGTCTAATGAGCTGTTAGCAGATACAGAGTTTGATATTGTTTCAATGTTGACTTCTCAATATGCAGAAGCTATTGGTCAAGAAATTGATGCTCAAGTCTTTAATGAAGCATCGACAGTATTTACGCCTCTATTGAATGCTGTTGGTATTAATCAAGTGGAAACACTTACCAATACCCTTGCCGGTCTGTCTGACTGGAGAGTAACATCTAATGCTATTGCCCAATTGTCTGGTAATAAATTAGCTGGTGCAAAATGGTATACGCATAGAACTTTCTTCCATTACCTACGAGTAATGAAAGATGAATCAAGTAATGGTTTGTATGATCCGAATACAGGTATGGGTCCACTTGGATCTCTATGGGGTTTCCCTGTAGCACTGCCAGAAGGATTTGCAACCGATTCTACAGCATCGTCTCCAGTAGTTATTCTAGGAAACTTGATGAACTACAAGATTGCTGAAAGAAAAGGCGCAGTTAGTCTTGATGTTGACCCTTATGGTCGTTTCTTGAACGATCAAACAAGGTTCCGTGTAACAGTTAGATATCATGGAATGCCAGCACACGCTAGTGCGTTCTGTCAAATCAACGTGTAAAGTTATATTAAGGGGTGGACTTATTATAGGTTCACCCCTTTATTTATTATGGAAAAAAAATTTATATGTTCTAACGGACACAAAAGCGAGAAAAGAGATAGAAAATGTAAAGTTTGCGGTTGTGAGTTTATTTACAGAAGATCAATAATAAAACCTGCTAGTAAAGTGAGGACCAAATAATGGCAGTAGAAAGCAATGCTCTCTGTTCCTTAGATGAGGTTAAAAACTACATCGGAATGGTAGGGTCAAAACAAGTTGATGATGATTTACTTGAAGATTTGTCAAATAGAGTTACTCAATTATTTACAAACTTTTGTGAAAGGGATACGTTTAAAGTTAAAACATATACCGAGTATTATGACGGTGATGCTTCTAGACACCTCTTTGTTAATAACACACCTCTTATTTCAATTACTTCAATATATGATGATCCCGATTGGGTTTGGGGAAGTGATACATTATTAGTTGCTTCTACTTATAGAATAGTTGATGGTAAATATGTTACATTGAATGGTGAAGCTTTTAGTAGCTATGACCAATCAATTAAAATAGTTTATAGAGCAGGATATGAAACTATACCACTTGATCTTAAACAGGCAGCTATTGAAGAAGTAGTACGTAAATACAAACATAGAAAAGATTTCGATGTTCTTTCAAAAACTCTTGATGATGGGACAGCAGATTATATAGGACCAGAGTTAATGAAGTCAACATTACAGGTATTAAAGTTTTACAGAGTTAATTGGGTGTATTAATGATTAAATTAGACATCAAAACAACTCCTGGAACAGAGGCGTATATGTCAAAGCTTCCAAAGATGGTAAGAGAAGGACTTGTTTCAGGTGTTAAGGATTCAATTAATTTTGGAAAAGATGAAGCTAAAAAATCATTTGGAATGCCAAACAAACCCCACAATAAAACAGGAAAACTGAGTAATTCAATTAAAGCTAGTTTTCTTGCTGGAGTAAATCAAATCAAAGGAAGTTTAAGTTCAAATGAGGTATATGCAAGGATTCAAGAGGAAGGTGGAGTAATCAGAGCCAAAAACGCAAAGTATTTATCATTTCAAATTGGTGGTTCATGGGTTAAGGTTAGTTCTGTTACGATACCTGCCAGACCATATTTGAATCCTGCAATAATGGATAATCTTAAAGCTATAGAAGGAATAATAACTGCTTCTATTTTAAAAGGAGTTAAGTAATGCCATCAAGAAAAACAATTTTAAATACACTACAAGATGATTTGTCAAAGATTAAAACATCTCGAGGGTATTTAACAGACCCAACAGAGATCTTTCAAGGAGTTACTGGGTTTGATAATATTGTTCAAAGACCAACAATAAGTTTTGTAATGCTTGCTGATGAAGTAACCGATGAGTATTATGATGATAATAGATTAAGACAGATGACCATTTATATTTATTGTTATGCAGATGTCGAGCTGAATAATTACAACCCAGTTTATGATCTAGCAGAAGATATAGAAACATTTCTATATTCTACTGACTGGTCATTTACGGATAATACTCTCTTAGGAGATATTATTATTACACCTGGTGGTTCAGACAACATGAGAGCAATGTGTGAAGCAATCATAGTTGTCAAATACTGTCAAGAATTATAAGGAGGCATAATATTATGGCTGGATGCCCAGTAAATTTAGGTAGGAACGCAAGAATAAAATTAGGAACAGTAACAGTAGCACGAATGACATCTATGGATGTAACCATCGAAAATGAAACCATAGATATCACAGCATTTGGAGATGAATGGGCCAAATTCTGTCGTGGTATGCAGAGTTGGACAGCAACCATCGACGGTCATTTAGACCTTAGTGATGTATCTCAAGTATCATTAGTTGATGCTGCAGAAGGTGGAACTCTTGTAGATAATTTAAGATTCTACATTGATTCAACTAATTACTTTGCAAGTGATCTAATCGCTGATAGTGAAGCAGGTCTATACATTGACAGTTACAATTTTACAGCTGATAATAACTCAGTTGTTTCATTTTCAATGAGCGTAACTGGAGTTGGACCAATTGCCCGTTATCCTTAATATTTAAGTTTCAGAAAGGAGCAGTATAATGCCCAAACAAACATTTAACTTCCGAAAAGGGGATGACAGAATAATGTCTCCTCGTCAGTTTTGCACAAAAATAATGGATTGTAACCTATACGATTTCCTTGCGTTTCTAGTTTGGTATTTGAAACGTGATATGACTTGTATTCAATGTATAGAAACAAGAAATATGGGGTCCGGAGCGCCTCCTGATTGTATAACCTGCGGATTACCAACTGCAAGATTGATGAAAAGATATTTCGGAAGAAAGGAGCTATAATGAGAAAATTTACAACAACACAAAAGAAATCTGAATGGTTTAATCCATTTCCGGATGACAAAGAAGTAAAGATTAAAGTTCAACCGTTTTCACTGATTCATTTATCAAAGTTACCGACTGAAAGTACATTTGGTGTTTTGCAGATGCATGATGTTTTCATGGGTTGTGTTTTGGATTGGAAAGGAATTGTAGATGGAAAAGATAATAAAGTTATGCCATGCACAGAAGAAACCAAAGAAACAGTATTTGATCAGGATATTGAATTGGCAAGTTTAGTTGTTGCTCACGTAGTTTCAATAAAGTTGTCGGTTATTACGGAGAAGGAATCAAAAAACTTGTATCCCTTGCAGAATGGGCAGGAGACAAAAGAAGAAGTCTAACCTGTGAGGAATGCCAAATTTCAAGAGAAATGCTGTCTGGTAAACCACCGGATTGCACAACCTGTCCACCAAATGGTTATGTTTTAGCCATTCCTGAGAATTATGAAGTCCTAGAATTAATTACCTATTATCAAACTTCCTTTGTCAATTCAATGATGGGATTTAATGCAAATTCAATCATTCAAATTATGGAATTGGAAGGTGTTCAAGATAAAATTAAAACATTAAGAAAAATAATACTCTATTTAAGCGTTTATTTATCAAAACGTAGCGAGGAACAGGATGGCAAGAAATATTCAACAAGATTACGTGGTAACAGACAAAGCGTCGTCAGTGGTAAGCAGGGCTACTTCAGAAATAAATAAAGATTTAAGATCAACCGAAGCAACTGGAACTAAAACAAGTGGTGGTTTAGCTGCTGGATTTAGTAAAGCTCAGGTTGGAATTGCTGCAGTTGTTGCAGTTGCAACAACATTATACCAAACATTTAAAAAAGTGTCAGACGTTTATGGTGATTTTGAAGCTGAATTAGCCAATGTTTCTACTCTGGTTGATACTAGCGAAGTAGATATGAAAGCTTTGCAGAAACAGATTCTTGCCCTCCCAGTAGCTCTCGGTTCCGCTACTGAATTAACTAAAGGTCTTTACCAAGCTCTATCTGCTGGAGTAGAACCAGGCAAAGCAGTTGCATTTGTTGCTGAATCTGCTAAGGTTGCTAAAGCTGGTCTATCAGACGTATTTACAGCAGTTGATGCTGGCACAACAATAATGAACGCTTATGGTCAAAAAGCTGAGAGTATTGGAAAAATTAATGACCTCATGTTCACAACTGTAAAGTTAGGTAAAACAAATTTTGAAGAATTAGCTAAATCAATTGGTCGTGTTGCAACCTTAGCTGCTCAAGCAGGTGTTTCACAAGAAGCAATGTTTGCTGCAGTTGCTGTTTCAACTAAAGCTGGTATTAAAACTTCTGAAACAATGTCAGCTATGAAGGCAGCATTTTCAAACATAATCAAACCAGCAGGTGGAACTGCAGATCTAATAGATGAGTTGGGTCTTGAATTTAGTGCTGCAGCATTGAAAGGAAAGGGATTGGTTAAATTCCTTGAGGATGTTAAAGTAGCTACTAAGGGTGATTTGGACGTAATGGCAAAATTGTTCGGTAGTATTGAAGGTTTGAATACTATCCTTGCCTTAACAAGTGAAACAGGATCAAAAGAATTTGCAGAAGCAATGAAGGAGATGGATAGTGCTCAAGGAACAGTTGCTGTTGCATTTGAAAAACAAATTGGAACTTATAAAGCATCAATTGAGCAATTAAATTCTGCATTTGAAAAACTTACAATTATAATTGGTGAAAAGATTATACCACCTATTACAAAACTTATATCTAAGTTTGCAGAGTTTATTGGTAATACAGAAAACCTAAAAAATAGTCAATTAATGCCTTATTTTGAATTACTTGTGGTTGCATTTAAGGGCGTTATAGCTGCTTTAAAGTTACTTGAACCAATATGGGAAGCTCAAAAAGTTGTTTTTAAGGTTCTAGTTGTATTGATGAAACCTTTTATTGAGATTCTTAAATTATTCATTTCAGTTTATACTGAACTTTATAATTATGTATCATCAACAGATGCGTTCAAATTTCTTGTCGACTCAATAAAAGCTGCTGGCGAATGGATTGATAAAATGGGTAAGAAAGTTGATGATTTTATAGCTAAAATCAAAAAGTTGGGAACCGAAGCAATTAATTTGTTCAGTGGTGGAGAAAGTTCAGAAGGAATGAAGGTTTTTGCAGAGCAAATTGCAAAACTTCATGGATTTAAAGATCTTAAAAAAGATTTAGAATCAGTTAATAAGAAAACAAAAGAGTTTGTAACCGATCAATTAGTACTTGCTACAATTGTTAGCGGTATGAATGAAGATGTTGTAAAATTAATGAAGGAAATCAACAGACAATATCAAGTTGGTGGAAAATCAAGTGACGAATTAAGAGTCAAACGAGCTAAAGAGCAAGAACTATTAAGTAAAATTTCAACAACAATGAAAGACTTGAATGTTAAATATAGACAATTTGGAAAATTGTCTGCTGGTGCTGGAGGTCAAGTAATAATTGACTTCAAACAATTCTCTGCTGGTTCTGAAGTTGCTGCTGATGCTGAATTAGCTGCTAAAGCATTTGGAACATTGAAAGAACAATTGAATGCTGCGGGCACTGCATTTTCAAGATTGAAAGGAAATGAAGATGAGTTAAAAGGATTCAAGGATAGTATTGAAGGTATTACAGATAGTTTTAAAAAAATAACAGGTAAATTAGAAGTTAGTGAAATAGAAGATGTTGCAAGAATAAAAGGTAAAATTGAAACTCTTAAAATTCTTAAAACTGCATACGAGCAAGTTCAAATGGCTGCTGCTAAAGCTGGTGAATTTGATTTAGCAAAAGACATGGGTAAAGAAGTTAAAGATTTACAAAAAGATTTGGAAGGTCTAGCAAAAGATTTGACAGAAGCATTTGCTGATTTGAAAGAAGAAGTTCCACAAATTACAGTTAAATTCATGGGTGAAGGTTCATCTGTTGCTCCATTGTCTGATAAAATAAATGAACTTGCAGGAGAAATGAATGTGTTCTTTGGTAATATTGAAGAAGGAACACCATCTGTAAAAATACCATTTGAAGATGAAGATGGAAGACCTATTTCAGATGCTCTTAATCTAGTTTCAAGGGGATTCGAAGATATGTTTTGGGGTGCTGTTGAAGGAACAAAGACTTTGAAAGAAAGTTTTGCTTCTATGGCAGTTTCAATTTTGAAAGAATTAGCAATGATCGGTGCTAAAATGGCAATCTTTAAAGCTATTGGTGGTATCGGTGGAATGTTCGGGTTTGGTTCAACTCCTTATATACCAGGATTAGCTGGTGGTGGAACTGCAAAGGGAGGACAACCACATTTAGTTGGTGAGCGTGGACCTGAATTATTTATACCTGGAAGAACAGGAACAGTTGTTCCCGGAAGTATGGGGGGCGGAGGTGGAGCTACAAACT